GCAGATTGACCAGCTTCTTAAAGATGGACATATCACAAGTCTTCAGGCTGAAACGGAAAAAATTAGCTACAGCTAAGCAAAAAAATATCATTACTTTGTTTAACAATCTCTTTTCCAGCGGTTTTCATCTGGTGGAGACCATCTCCTTTTTAGATAGGAGTGCCTTGTTGGACAAGCAGTGCGTGACCCAGATGCGCACGGGCTTGTCTCAGGGGAAATCATTCTCAGAAATGATGGCTAGTTTAGGCTTTTCAAGCGCCATTGTCACCCAGTTATCCCTAGCTGAATTTCATGGGAATCTTCACCTGAGTTTGGGAAAGATAGAAGAATATCTAGACAATTTGACCAAGGTTAAGAAAAAATTAATTGAAGTAGCGACCTATCCCTTGATTTTGCTGGGTTTTCTTCTCTTAATTATGATGGGGCTACGGAACTATCTACTACCACAACTGGATAGTAGCAATATTGCCACCCAAATTATCGGCAATCTGCCACAGATTTTTCTGGGACTAGTGCTGGTTTGCTCTCTAATTCTACTATTAGCCCTTACTTTTTATAAAAGAAGTTCTAAGATACGCGTCTTTTCTATCTTAGCACGCCTTCCCTTTCTTGGAATCTTTGTTCAGACCTATTTGACAGCCTATTATGCGCGTGAGTGGGGAAATATGATTTCGCAGGGGATGGAGTTGACGCAGATTTTTCAGATGATGCAGGAACAAGGTTCCCAGTTCTTTAAAGAAATCGGTCAAGACCTAGCTCAATCCTTACAAAATGGCCACGAATTTTCTCAGACTATAGGAACCTATACTTTCTTTAAGAAGGAGTTGAGTCTCATCATCGAGTATGGGGAAGTCAAGTCCAAGCTGGGTAGTGAGTTGGAAATCTATGCTGAAAAAACTTGGGAGGCCTTTTTTACCCGAGTCAACCGCACCATGAATTTGGTGCAACCGCTGGTTTTTATCTTTGTAGCTCTGATTATCGTTTTACTTTATGCGGCAATGCTCATGCCCATGTATCAAAATATGGAGGTAAATTTTTAAAATGAAAAAAATGATGACATTCTTGAAAAAAGCGAAAGTGAAGGCTTTTACGCTTGTGGAAACAAGAGTATCTAAATTTGTTATTTTTCTGACCTAAATTCTCCAATTTATATCAATGATGCCAGGTTTAACAAATACCTTATCTATTAGGTTTTTAATGGCAAAAGATTGCTCCTCATAGCTCAATTGAGTGATGTCCTTTGTACCTAATAACTTTTGGAATTGCTTTCTGTTTTCTTCTTGGTGGATAGCTGGGTTATTATTAAGCTCATTTTCTAGTAAATCTTTTTGTTTTAAGAATGTGTAAGTTTGAGTTTTTAACTCATCTAATGAAATCATATCGTTAAGGTAGAGATCATTAAGCCGTTTCATTTTATTATTAAGGCTATTGATTTGGTTTTCTATTTCCTCAACGTTTATTATTTCTGGAGTTTCAAACATTTTATTTAATTTAGCCTTATTTAGCTGCAAGAGTCTTACTTGGCCTAGTACATAGATTTCAATATCATCCTTTTCATAAAAACCAGAGTTGCATTTTTGGCCATTGTTATATACTGTAATGCCTTTTGTGGTTCTTGGAAATCTATTTACACATTGGTAGCGTATATTGCGCGTGCCATCTTTTCGTTTAGTTCCTAGAGTGACTCCCATTGGAGAACCACAGTACCCACATTTAATAATGCCAGATAACATATATTTAGCTCTAAACGGCCTTGTGTTTTTGTTAAATTCATAGGTTTCAAGTTGTCTCTTTTTAAGTTCTTTTTGCACAGCCTCAAATGTCTCACTATCAATTATTGGATCATGATTACCTTGATATACTTCTCCTCTAAATCTAACCATTCCCATATAAACTGGATTTCTTAAAACCCTACTAACTCCTTGATAGTTCCAAGGTTTGCCATTTCTCAACAAATCATTTTCATTAAGATAGTCTCTTAATTTTGTTAGTGATCTACCGGATAAGTACTCATTAAAGATAGTTTTTACAATAATAGCCTCTGCTTGGTTGATATTAAGTGAGCTAGTAACTTTATCATAAGTATAACCAAATGCAATAGTACTGGTCATCATAGGTTTACCAGACTTAGCACGGCCAATCTTACCCATCATCATACGTTCTCTAATAGTATCCCTATCTAATTGCCCAAAGGCTGACAGAATACCAACCATTGCTTTTCCTAGTGGGGTTGATGTATCAAAGTTTTCTGTTAAGCTGATAAAGCCTATTCCATTTTTTTCTAGTACATCCTCAATAAATGAAATGTTATTACGTTGCGAGCGCCCAAGTCTTTTTAAGTCATAGACAATCATGGTATTAAATTTTTTCTTTTGGGCATCTCTCGATAGTCTGCTTAATTCTGGTCTCTCAATCGTAGCCCCAGAGATACCAGCATCAACATAAGTATCATGGATTTTCCATTTGTGTATGCTACAGTAGCTTGTAAGCAATGCAATTTGCTCATCAATACTATAACCCTCTTCTGCTTGTCCTTTTGTACTCACGCGCACATAAATAGCAACTTTATTCATCGTTAGCCTCCCTATTTTGTAAGTTTTATGGTAAAATAGGGTATAGAAAAAAGACCTATACCCTTAGTGTTTTAGGTTGCTTTTCAAATTGGTTTAAGTCCCATGCTCAAATTTTGGTCGAGGAGAGCAGGGGCTTTTTATTTTAGTTGTTTACTTTTACTTTCATAGATTTGTTTACAATGCCACTTTCTTCAGCAAGTGTTGTATCATCTTCTGATTTGATGTATAGATCAGGTGAGTTGGTAAATCCTAGATCATATCCATTATCAATTGCCCAATTGGAGAAAGTACTTTCTTTGATGCTATATAAACTATCAGCGATTTTTTGAATTTCACTGTTAGAGTTATATTTAACATCTTGAGGAACATAAAGATAGATAACATTATTACCAACAGGTTTAACTGTTACATGGTATCCACTAGCGCTTAACTGATTATTGATTTCAGTAGTAAGATGGGATGCAAATTCAGTATTTGAAACCTCTGTATAATCTTTACCATCGTTTTTTACTTCTTGTGATGATTGGCTAGTTTCTTCTTTGCTTGATGATGTACTAGTCTGCTCTGTTTTGTCAGTTTCTTTACTGTTATTTTTTGTGCTATCATTGCCACTGATAAAAAAGCTGGCAACCCAGACTAACAGGATAATTGCGATAAGAGATGACAAGCATCCCCCTTTTTGTTTTTGCATAGTATTCTCCTTAATTTTCCCTATAGATACTGATTACTTCCCCAATAGTGCGGATGTCATCATCTTCTGACAAGTGGATTTCCTCGTATCCACTATTTAAACTCTGCAAGTACCAGGATCCATCATAATCTCTTTTTAGCTTTTTAACAAAGTTCTTGCCGTTGATTTGGAAGATGCCAATATCATTGATGTCTACCTGACTTGTAACTTTGATAAAGAGCAGATCGTTATCTTCTATAAGAGGCTCCATCGAGTCGCCAGCAACTTTAGCTATTGTGTCATACTCGTCAGGAACATCATTAGCTCTCAGTCTTACCTCCATGTGGAGATTGTCTTCCTGGAAAGTTCCATGTCCTGCAGCTACCAAGCCCTCTACATAATCAGTAATGTAGTCCTCGTCATCTTGAGACTTGTTAAAAATAGAAACAACCTTAGAATTTTCCTGCTCATCAAGTTGTCCCTTGGCAAAGTCTAGGACTTTTTCTTGTCTAGGTTCTTCCAGTCTGTTGTATATTGGTAAGATGTCAGATTCGCCCTTAGATATCTCTAATAAAGGGGAAAATATCTCAGGTCTAATACCCAAAGCTGAACAAATTTTTATAGCATTTTCCACGTTAGCATTCATTATTCCTCGTTCTAATATAGAACGAACAGTTGAATAAGGCATGCCATTTTCTTCTGCAAAAGATTTTACAGAACTATAACGAGAAAGTATTAGTTGCTTTAGTTTTTCTTCGTTCATGGTTACCTCTCTTTCTATTTTTTATTATACCACACGATTTTTCGTATGTCTACCAAAAAAATAAAGAAAAATACGATTTTTAGTGTTGACAAACACGAAAAATGGTGTTAAACTTATATCAAGCTCAGATGAGCTTAATTTTAAAATCAAAAAACACGAAAAATCGTGTTAGAAAGGAATGCTATGTTAAATATTGATAAAGCTCGAAAAGAAAAAGGTGTAGCGATCGTAGATATGGCCGATTATTTGGGTGTGAGAGCTCAGACGGTAAGCGACAAAATTAGTGGCACTTACGATTTTAAGTTTACTGAAGCTCTCGCATTACAACAAAAATTTTTTCCAGAATATGATTTAGAATATCTTTTCACTAAAGCAGTCGAAACTGCTTAATTTTAAAATCAAAAAACACGAAAAATCGTGTTAGATTAGGATAAGTTAATTATAGCAAAAGGAGGAGTTATGACAGACTTTAAAGATTTAGATTGTCAGTTTATCTTTCAAGAGTGCGACTGAAAATTATACTGCTGTTAGTAATAGCTTTATCAACGATCCTGCGCTAGATTTTACAGCTGTCGGCATCATGATGGTGGTGCTGGCTAACCACCCTAACTGGCAAGTCTATCCAGATGAAATAGCTAAGCGGAAAGGTGTTAGTCGAGACACAGTTGATAGCTACTTCAAAATATTAGAAAAAAATAGCTACCTACGAATTGTTAAAAAAGGCATGGGACGTGGTAAAGGAGTTCGTGTTTTCAGATTTTTCTCAGATGTAAAAATATCCGATTTTC